GAGTAAGGCCAGTGCATCGGCCTCGTTGTCGTCGGTGACTGGGTGTCCGAGATTGCGCATCGCTTCAATCACGTCCCACTTGCTCGCGTTGCCCTTGCCCGTCGCGTGGCGCTTGATCGTTCCGACCGGCACGCCCGCGTAAGGCGTACGGTGATGCTCGCACCAGGCGGTCAGCACGCCCATGAAGCCCCCATAGACGTGAGCTGCATCCGTTGACGCGTGGCGCCTGACTTCTTCGAAGTAAACCGCACCAAAGCCCTCGTGGCCCGCGCCAATCGACTTGATCTCGGTAAGCCACTGCTTGAACCGGAGAAAGCGCATGCCACCACCCTCGAATCGTTGCGTCTTGAAGGAAATGAAGCCGTGGGCGACCGGACCAACGCTCGAACGCAATGCCCATCCGGTTGTTGTACCGAGGTCGAGCGCGAGGATTGCCGTTGGATGGAGGTTAGCGAAATCATCGATGTCGTCGTTCATAGGGCCGCCGTAGAGTGGGTCGAATCGTTCATCGAGTAAGAACGAGATAAATCAATCATTCATCTCGCGAGAGGGCTCCTTGCAGGCTTAGAGATAGTTCAAATAAATAAATCATTCATCTATATAAGTACCTCTCTAACTCTCTCGATCTCTCTCTGTCTATGTGTGTAAGTCCCCCTTGAATGATTGATTATTCTGTTTCTCCTAACTCATTGAATTCATTGCCTTGATGAGTTGGAATGGCTTGGTGCCCGTCGGAACAATCTCGACCTCAATGAGGTCGCTCCCCTGTAACCGTCGAATAACGTCATGAAGGATTCGACCGTCGAGCCACTGGGTTTTCCGGCTCAGAACGCCCAGACGGATGCCACCCGGACCCGCCTCCTTGATCAATCTCAGCACTCGCTTGTGGTTTGACTCGACGACATTTTCGGAAATCCGTTCCTCGCTCTCCTGGACGAGCAAGTCCGCGCAGTGCCGGGCAATCAAAATGGCCCACTGAGCGTCATGAATTTCGATGTGCGGACTGCGCCAATCTCTTGAGACCGCGCGGATGAGCGCGAGCTTCGAGGCGTTCTCTTTGATGCGTGCCAGGATCGATTCATGGCCTGCCGCCGCGGCCGAATTGAGCTGATCGGTGATTCCGCTGCCAAGCTCAGCGAACGCACTGCGAGCTGCCTCGCTCAACCGAACCGTCGTGCAGGGCGGGGGCACCGATGCGAGCTCGGTATCACTCAAATTGCCTTCAGCTCCGACTGCCCCCTGAGCGATCCGGGCAAGCCGCTCAACAAGTTCGGGCGGACACTCGATGTTTCCGCCCAGCGGATTCTCAGGCGGGTAATCGCAGGAGGTTCCAAAGATCAGATAGCGAGCAAGCGAACCGTCGTCCCGACTCGCAGCGCCAAGCGCCTCCCACAAATGCCCCGACGTTGTCGTTCCGTAGATGCTCAGGCTGGGGTTCACGATGGGCTCGCGCTTGCGCTCGGTAGGCCCGCCGCCCGCGAAATCGATCCCGCGGTAGGTGCCGTCGCTCGTGGTGTAGAGCTCGAGAAACAAGTCACCGATCTCAGTCAGATACCGTGGCGCTCTCTTTCGATCGGTGATGCCTTGCAGAAAGACGCCAAACTCATCGAGCCTGTAAAGCTGCGATGGCTGGGCCGTGAGCGCCTTGATGAGGCCGGCGCCGCTGGCAATTCGACTGGCACCCAGATAGCGGTCGAGCCCCGCTTTCGCGAACAAGCGATCAATGACATTGCGCGCGTGGTTCTTACCCGAACCAGACTTACCGATGCCAACAATATAGACATTCGGGCGTGTGCCGTTCTCAGCGCGATATCGCCGCCCCATAAGAGCACCGACCGCGGCTAACGAAGCAGCCAGCGCGAGTTCAGGTTGTGGCCGATAGGCTGTATCGACCATCAGCCTCATCATTTCTTCAAGCACACCACCAACGTTGTTCCAGCCCTGCGGCATGGGTTTAAACGTTTGCTTAGGCGCTAGTTCGGAGCTCGTCAGCGCAACATCGCCCGTGTTCCGTGTCCGGGGTTGGTCAAAGAACGCCTGCGCGGGATGAACCGCTAGCGGATCGTAGTCAGCGTGAAGGTTCAGATCGAAGGGCGGCGACCATCCGGCGTCATGCGCAAGCCGATAGATCGTACCGACAGTGATCTGCGTGGGATGAAGCCCGCGCCAGGTGCGCACGGTCGTCGCGTAGTCATTCTTTGAACTCGTGGCGGACCATGTCTCAAAGAGTGCCCGGCCCCCCTCTCCAAGCCCAGCCTTTATTGACTGACCAATGCGCAGCCAGTCGTCGTACGCAAGGTCTTCGTTGGCGATGAACTCAAGCGCTCCGGCCACCCCCTCCATCGTGCCGCGCTCAGTACGCTTGCCTTCGAGCTTTGGCGTCGCATCAGTCTTAAATGCGAGCACCGCTGGTCGCATCGAATCTGGCACGAGCGCGAAGGCGTGTTCCATAAACTCGCGTGCGACACGTTCGTCAATCGCTGGCAAATCCCGAATATCGAAGTCCACGGGATGACCGTCAGGCCACTGGTACTCCGCGCCGGTATCGGGATGAATTCCGTAGGCCACGACCTGCTGGCCAAGACAATGCACTTCGATCGGGTGCTTTTTGAATCCACGAAAGGGCTCAACTGAGCGGTATATGAGTGCGCGCTTGGGCGCCCGACCGATACGCAACAGCGGCGTATCGCCAAGTAACCGCTTGGCTAACGCCTCAATCTTGAGCGCCACTGCCTGGTCGAGCACGTCGATATCGATGCACACGATCGACCCGCATACCAGACCAATTCCAGCATCGTCCCCCCCGAGCCAGCGCCCGAGTTCGAGTTCCGAGGTCGGTCGACCACAACGATCGGCCCACCCGGGGAAGTCAAACCAGATACCGCCGCGCCGCAAACCCGGCTTCTTTGCGCTTGGCTGGATCGGAATGATCCCGTAGCCCCGGTCGGCAAGCGCCTGACCGTGTTGCCCCATGAAGGATTGAGGATGGCTCGCACGGTCTGAGCTCACAAGTGTCGCCCCCTCAAAACGGCGGGTCATCGCGGTAGGCGCCGCGAATCGAGTCCTGGAACGCCGTCACAATCACCTCGATCAAAGCGAGGTATTCGGCCTCGGTGAAGCACAGGAGATCGGTCTTGTTCAGTGCATCGATAAAGCCGCCCGAAGCGAGCATGGCGTCGTCGATCGCCTGAATTTCGTGCTGATTGGGTTTAATCATTCCCTTGAGTCTCGCGGCAATGTGCTGGCAGGCCATCGAGCAGAGAACCACTCGAGGCCTGTCGATTCCGATGAAATCGGGACTGAAGCCAAAACCCCTGGGATAGCGCCCGCAAATGGCGCAGGCCACTAGATCGGCTCAGGTGTGCAGGCATTGATCAGCAGAGACTTATCGATTCCGGTGTCGCGGGCGCGTCTGCCATCGGCGAACTCGTACTCGACAAAACCATCACCAAAGTCCACCTGCTTCGCGCCAATCAACGCCGGGATATAAAGGTGGCGCGAGCATCCAGTGCGCTGAGCCGCTGAATCAATTTCGGCCTGATGGAGCCCGCAGGTCCAGACGCCAGTCCCGGCGTTTCCTATGGTGCCAACACCGGTACCGCCACTAATACGCTCACCATCATTCACACCGTCATTAGCACCATCATTGCGACCAACCTCCCCCACAGGCGACGAATAGAGGCAAGTCCTGCAATTAATTGCAACGGGCGCGGTCGGCTTGGTTTGATGACAAACCGAGTGATGATCACAAAACCTGCATTCGTACCAAGTCGGATCCTGTGACACCTTAGGTAGCGTTGGCTCCGCAGCAAAGATGACTCGGCGAGCCTTCTCGGTAAGCCGCAGCGCGTGTGCTTGGTCGTATCTCACCCGCTCGAGATAGAGGTCATCGGTGTCCTTATTCACTGCAACATAGATCCCCCACACCGCGCCGTTCAAGTGCATGTAGATCTGCATCTGATCAAAGTGCTGCGGCTTAGCAAGACGCAAACGCTTCTCGATCAGTTCCTTATAGGACTTGGCATTGTGAGTTTTGAACTCCGCCACGTGCCACTGATCGGGCGACTCCCGCAATCGGATCACAAGCGCATCAAGGCTGCCCCCGAAGTGCCCAGCCTGGTCGCTCACGCGAAACTGCCGCCCAGTCTGCGGATCCACATCAAGTACTGTGGCCCCTGCCCGGCGAAGGTTCGCCACGAGCCGAGCCTCCTCTAGCTGTCCAGACTCGAAGCGGCGCAGCAACTGTCCCGGATGGCGCGCCTTGGTGACCCAGCGGAAATCAAACCAGAGCGCCTGCTCACAACTCTTGCCAATGATCGATGCGCCAAGGTGGGCGCGGTGCCCGTCGTCAGCATCGGATTCATAAGCCGCATAAATCGCCTCGCGAGTGGCCTCCATCAGGAACGCTCCCACGGCTTTCGCGCGGGCTGCGGGGCACCAACTGGGCTTGAGTGAGCTGATAGCCTCGGATTTGAGCCTGTCCGCTCGCGTTTCTCATAGAAACTGATTTCGTTGCGTTCGGCCTTGATTTCGACATGCGCCCAGAAGGGCCGCAGATGCAGATCTGAAGAATCCTCAAGCGCATTCACATCGAGCGCGTTACAGATCATCGCGAGCCGACTGCGCCCCACCGCCACCGCAGCTTTACTCGGATTGACCAGATTGATCGCATCGAAGACCTTGCGCCCAGCGCATTCGCCCTCAATCAGATCGACCGTAAAAACCAGGCGCTGCCCATTGCCGGCGCGCGTCTCCATAATCTCGCTTGCGATGATCTGGCTGAGATAGCGCCCGGGCGGAACCGGTTCAAACTTCTCGCGCTCACCCCATGCCTCGTGCTCGCTTGCATTGAAGGTTTGTCCTAAATTGGCCATGGCCATTGCTCCTTGAATCGATGCTTCGGTGGATGTGGTCAGGCGAGCGTTTTCTGAACGGATTCAGGTAGCGCCGAATAGAAGGCGGCAAAATCCAATGCCAGCGTGTCGGGTAGGTGGTAACGGTTCTTGGCCAGAAAGGCTGGCCGCTCGGCGGTGTGAAGTACCCGCTCACCGCTCCCCACCGCTCGGTTACTGCGGGTTTTCTTGGTCGGATCAAGAAGACTGCTGACGCGGTAATTGGCGAACAGAACGACGTCGCAGTGCTCCTGCAAAAGCGCCGAGGCTTTCGCGTGGAGCTTGACCACGTAGCGATCGTAGGGGTCGACCTCGGGCGACTCGAACCGTTTGATATCGGTATGAGCGATCTGGATGATGGCCATCCCCCGCTCATCGCGCAGCCCGTTCAAGGCATCCACATAGCGGCGCCAATACGAGAGCGCTGCCACGTAGCCTTTCCCGAATCCGGCGTCCTCAATAGAGGCCCAGCCGTTGTCCTTACAGGCTTTGGCCCAGATGAGGGGCTCGAGCCAATCGACCGAATCGACAACAAGGGTTCTGTAATCGTGCGCTTCCTTAGATAACGCCGTGAGCGCTTCGAGCACTTCGTCCCAGGTCC